TTATTATTCGATTAATGGGGCCCAGTTTACGGCAAACGGCATAAAGAAATTGAAGAATCAAACGGTTAGTTTCCCGTCACGGACTGACCCGGATTTGGTCGAATTGGTCAAAACAAATTTGGGTAATGGAATGATTCAAAAATTATCCATAAATTTGTCAAGTAGAAACGTAAATGCGACATTAGTCTATGATACCGAATAACAACTTATCCGTATTGCCGTTTTACGAATCAACGGAAGAACAGAACGCCCGCAAATGGTGGGTGTATGGTCGCGTTTATCCATTGTTTACGCCCGCCGGATTCATTTTGCCGTTCCAAATCATTACGGAACATAGCGAATTTACGCCAAATAACATTACTGGTGCGACAATATACAATGCCGAAACAAACCAACAAATTGCCGGTATTGAAATTGAAATGCGTTCGGCAATAACAAAAAAGGAATTCGCGTCCTTGGGTTACGATGTATGGATTTATCCGGGTCTTTTGCCGGTTGTCAATTCCATACAGAATGGACGGTATTATTTGTTGCTTACGTGGGGGTCTTGGGAAATTGTTCGTGTTTCCGAAATCTTTACAGTTGTAAATGACATCCGACCGTATTTGAAAATCGAATGGTGGGACGTGGACGATTTCGTTATGGATGCCGGAACTATTGTTTATAAGAATCCGGCGTTCAAAAACGTTCTCTATCTTCAAAGTGACATCGCAAAACCGCAATATCTGTTCGAAGAAGAAGGGGACGAACGGGATGGTTATTTCTTCCCGACAAAACAGATTTCGGAAAAAAGATACCGGTTCAATTTCTTTGCGTCGGAATATCTGTTGGACGTAATGCGTTTTATTCGGATGGCCGATTTCGCAGAAATAACATACCACGGCCAACGATACAGTTTAGATACATTCCTAATTACCCCGGAATGGGAAGATAACGGCGATGTCGCGGCGGTGGAAGCGGTGTTCGAAACGGCCACGGTCGCAAAGAAAATCGGGTTGGGTTACATAAAGGCCCAACGGGGCGATTTCAATGATGATTTCAACAACGATTTTAACAACGAATGATATGGCAAATTACGCTAACTTGATAGCCGCGATTCAAGAGGTAGTAAAGACGAACGGGAATAATGAAATAACTGGCGCATTGTTGCAACAATCGTTGGTTGCAATGATTAATTCTTTGGGCGAAGGATTCAAATACGAAGGAATTGCCACGCCGTCAACGAACCCGGGAACCCCAGACCAAAATGTGTTCTATTTTGCGACACAGACCGGCGAATATCCAAATTTTGGCTCTCTTTCTGTCCTTGATGGGGAATTTGCCATTTTCCGTTATTCGGGTACGTGGGTAAAAGATGTTACCGGCGTTGCAACGTCCGCGCAACTGGCGGCGATTACACCGGTATTAACAGAACTGGACGGTGTAATTAACGGTGCAAATACAATAGCGTATGAGAATACCGGCGAAGCCGCATATTATAACACGGATGGGCATACACGTTATAGTGCCGGTCTTGGCGTAGTTACGCCGTTAATGAATTCGGACAAAATATTTAATCGCTTAATAACACCATTTATTCGTTCGGAATCGGCGCAGACCGTAAAATTTGCAATCGTTGAATGTTCTACAACCGGAGCAATGACACCATCCGAACAAAATGTTCTATTGACTGGAACGTTAAATGTTACAGATACGCCAACGCAATACACGATTGATTTTGAAACGGCTCAAACTGTTCGAAGGAATCATTGTGTGGCGTTCTTTATGTATGGTGCCGGTTCATCGAATCGTCCGGGCCTTCGTGCAAGCGAAGTGGGCGATAAATATAATGCGCAAACGCAGAATTATTTATTTCTTTCAACGTATAATCTTGAAAATCCTTTTTCTTCCGAATGGTCGTTATCTTCGTCCGGATGGTATGGCCCCGCGCCGATTATCAAATTGTTCTATGAATCGTTAACCGATAAGATTAGCGCGAACACCTCAAATATTGCGGACATCCAATCGGAAATTATCGAAATAATAAGCGGCGTAAACCAAACATTATATGAGAATGTTGGCGAAATCGCTTATTATGACCAATATGGCGGAAACGTTATACAACGCGGAATTGGTAGTGTTACACCGTTGTTGCAAGGTGGGACGTTTAACACGCTGATAACACCAAAGGTTCGTTCAAGTGTTGCGCAAACAATCAAATATGCCATTGTCGAATCTTCCACAACGGGTGCAATGACACCGACGAATCAAACAATCATTCAGCGTGGAACATTGGCCATAACAACCAGTTATGCACAATATGAAATTAAATTGGCTTCGTCGCATACTGTTCCGGCCAATAAATGTATTGCCATTCTATTCTATTCGGACGGAACAAGTAGCGATTCCCGCGTTTCCATAAAGGGTGGCACGTCCGGTTTAACACCTTATGATGATTCGCAACGTTATTTGTTTGTTCAAACTTCCGAACTTGCCGACCCGTTTGCAGTATCTTGGTCGCGTAGTTCGGGTTCGTATGTGGCCCCGTCCCCGATTTTGAAACTTATCATTCCGTCACAGATTCAGCAAGAAATCGCGGACACGATAGAAAACCACCCGGAAGCAATCGCGGAAGCAATAATGCCTACAATCGAAGGGGAAATTACGCAACTTGTAGAGGACGAAATACAAGATGCCAACAAGGTTATTTTTAATTTGGCATCCAAATATTATGCGGTTGTCGGCGATACCATACAATTGTTCTATCAGGGCATTGTGGGTGTAATAGACATTGCGAATTACGACATTTATGTTCATTGTCCGGTCGGCAAATGCTATGCCCGTTACTTTGAATATACACCGGTCGCATCAAATGTTGGAACGGCAACGTTTACAATATTTGTCCGCGATAAGAACGGCGTGTTACTGGGGCAAAAATCCGCGACTATCCAAACAGTTGCCGCGCCGGTTTCTCCGGGGTCCGCTAAAAATATTTTTACCTTTGGCGATTCGCTGACCGCAAACGGGTATTGGCCTTGCGAAGCCGCCCGGCGTTTGCTGAATACGAACACATACGATAATATCCAAGGGAACGGTATAAACAACATTGTTTTCCGTGGCGCAAAACAAGTGACGCGGCGCGGGCAAACTGTTGATTATTTCGGTGTTGGCGGTTGGACGTGGAAAAGTTACATTAATCCATCATCTGTTTTTGAATTCCGTTTTTATGTTACTGGTGTAAACAATGTTTCCATTGACGATGTTTATACGAACAATGGGTTCAATTACACCGTGGCGGAAATAAATTTGGTGGACGGTTCCGGGGAAATCCTTTGCACCACATCGGCATCCACGAACACCCCGCAAGCGTCCGGAACACTTACAAAGGTTTCCGGCGATGGGGACGGGACCATTACATATTCTTCGTATATACTTGAAAACGCCAATCCTTTGTGGGATACGGTCAACAATAAGATGTCTTTTATCCCTTATGTTCAGCAATGCGGCGCATCAACGATTGATGCCGTGTTTGTGTTGTTGACTTGGAATAGTATGGCATCGTGGCGCAATTATTCGGAAAACGATACAACGGGACACATTGCAGACGCAAAGACATTCGCACGGACATTGCACACGGAATACCCGAACGCAAAGTTGAAAATAATCGGGTTGCAAATGCCATCATTGACCGGCGGACTGGGAGCCAATTATAGTGGTTCATCTACCTATTTGGACCGGTTCGGTTTGACATACACGGCCATTTCATATAATATGGCGTTGCAGAAGATGTGCGAATTGGAAGAATTTGCGCCATATTGCGAATTCGTGGATGCCGGAGCGCAATTTGATTCGTTGTATAATATGCCGTATTCGACACGTCCAGTAAATACGCGTTATTTGGACGGTCCTACCGAACGCATTGGAACGAACGGAATACACCCGGCAGAACGTGGGTATTATCAAATAGCGGATGCCGTTTTTAGAAACATCGTTGCTAATCTTTGTCAATAATTATGATACGTTCATTCACACTTTACCCGGACAAACTGGCGGTTGGATTCTTCGCTGGATTCATTGGTTTGTTGGTCAATGATTTGTTACCGTTGTTTATCGCGGTAACTGTATTCGAATTCGTGGACTTTGTTACCGGCGTATTGAAATCGGCGGTTGTGGCCAAGCGGACAAAAAAGCGGTTTGCTTTCGAATCCGTCAAGGCGTGGCGCACGATATACAAATACGTATTCATCTTGATTGGCATTGTGTTGGCGGATATGTTGGCGCAAGTGTTGGCCCAAGATGGTGGCGAACGGTTGCGTTTCGCCAACTATTTCACGGCGTTCTGTTGCGGTGTGGAGTTTTGGAGTTTCTTGGAGAACGCCGCCGTCATTTCGGACCATCCTTTGTTCCGTTGGTTGCGCAAGTTTATGAAATTCAAGGTAGAGGACCAATTGGGAATGTCCTTTGATGATGCACAGAAAGAGGACGAAAAAACAGAATAGATATGAACAGAACAATTGACCATTCTTTTAAGGGTTCGGAACGGAAATTCTTGTTGGAGATTACCGCACCGGGGTTTTCAATGCACGATGATAATTTCACGGTCACGTTGAAACAGAACACCATCGTTAAGGAATTCGCAAAGGCGGACATCATCGAAGAATCGTACACGGACGAAGGAACGGAGAAATACCGTTATTATTTGTGTTTCGACACGTCGGTTTTCAATCGCGGTCCGGTCGTTTGCATTGTACGCGCATACGTCCCCGATACTGATTTCCCGGACGGGTTGCGCACAGAGATTGACCAATTCGAAATTACGGTTGTAGAACCGATTTAACGATGGGTTGTGTCAAAGTGACATTAACGCCGGTTGGCTGTATATCGTGCCGGGTTTATGCGGTCGGCGGGATTGGTGCAAATGCCAGTCCGGTCGGCGGCATTTCTGCCCGTGTGGAACGAATCGGCGGGATGGATGCAAGCGCAACCCGGGTTGGCGGTATCTTCTGCCGGGTGTTCCGGACTTGTTCGCCGAACATTCGCGGTCCGTATCTTGAAATTAACCCGACCGTGGTTTGGATATTGGCCGGACAGACGCAAAACGATGTATTCAGTAACACATTTTGGAACATACACTAAAACGATAAGATTATGGCATACGCAAGTTGGGTTTCCCCGAACAAACAGAGTGGAAACGGAAATGATACCGTTGTATGGACCGGTACACAACACACGGGGCGCAGTCCCCGGCAGACGCAAGCGGTGTTTTCCGCATCCGGGGTCGAATCAAAGACATTGACAATCATTCAAGCGGGCAAGACTGAATTCGTTATCATTGACGATACGGCGGCGATTCCGAAAACCGGCGGAACGCTGACGATTCACGGACGTTCCAATTCGTCCAAGTTGACGTTCGCGTTGACTGGGAACAACGAAATCGGTTTGGTGTTACCGGCTTCTTACTTGGCCAATTCCGTTTCGACAAATAACGGCGTGGCCATCGCCGGGGACCCGGGGGCCATCCAAGAATACGAATTCGAAATTACGTTCACGAACATTCCGGCCAACACGTCGGTTGCATCGTTGGTTTCCCAACTGACGGTAACAACCAACAATAACGTGTCGGCGGTCTGTGAAATCACGCAAGCGGAAGATTCCGCGTATCTGTCTATTTCCCCGACCACGATTAATATGGATGCGGCAGGAACGGCGGTCAACGTTACTGT